CTACCAATGGAGTAAGAACATCCATTCTATCCATATTGTTCATATTACAATCGTGATTTCCGGTAATAAGAATTGTAGGACAAGTTTTAGCACACTCTTTGAATAACCAACTTATTTCGTTGACTAATTCGGGTGACATTTCTAATTTAGCATGTGCAATATCACCTGCTAAATATATAATTGCATCATCAGTTCCTCTTTTACGAATTTCTTCAAACATCTTCGTAAAAACTTCTCTGTACTCTTTGTGTCTTTTTACATTACGAATGTGTACATCGGCAATGTGGTAAATTGTTTTTAATTTACTACTCATAGTGAGTTTATTTTGTTTAATAATAATTCTTCGGGAGAAAACTCTTTGGTTTTCTTTAATTCCTCATAGAATTTTTCATACCCCATATCGGCGGCATCTTTGTCTTTAAGATACATCATTTTTACATGAATACCTTGTTTTCTAAAATATTCGGCAGCTTTAAGTGCCTCATTAATTGCATCGTTGTCCAATGAAATAATAATATCGGTAATTCCACTCATAAAGATTTTTTCAACCAATATTCTTGATGGAAATTTACCTAATAATGGAATTGCATTTCTTTTAATTGTAATTGCGTCAAATACACCCTCACATAATATAATCGGTTCGTTCCAATTAACTTGTGAATCAAAACATATTACATTTTTACTGATTGGAGGATTTTTGTATTTCATTTTGTTGTCCGGATAATACGAACGAGAAACAAAGTAATTTAGTGAACCATCGGAATTGTATGATGGTATAATTACTCTTTGTCCATATAATCCTTCTTTACAATATCCTATATTATATTTGACTATATCTTTTTCCGTAATACCTCTTTGAGTAAGGTAATGGATTGCGTGTTTATATTCGGGATTAAACCCTTTGGGAGTCTCACTAAGCGATATAAATTCTTTTGGTAAGGAAATGAACACCTTTGTATCGGCGTCCTCTAATTGTGGGTTATAATTGTTATCTCCGTAGATTTCTCTAATAATTGAAATAGTCTTCCTATCAACATCTAATTTCTTTAATAAAGAGGTCAATTTTTTACCACCACTATTACAAGTCCAACAATGCCACTTTTGAGTTTCTGTATTAACTTGTAGTTTTGGTTTGTGATGATTACAAAAAGGACAGTAAAATGCCAACTCATTCCCTTTTAGGGTAAGATGACTACCTAACACGCCGGTTAGAGTAGATACGACTATATTCTTATCATTTTGCTTCAACACCCTTTAAATATACGACAAATATTTGATATTACCAAATAATTTATGGTCTATTTTCCTCTAAAAACCACTCTTCTGGGATGAATTTGTCTGAATACTTAAATCCGTTCTTTTCACACCACATTCCATATGTAGTTTTGGAGTTTTTGCTGATTTTGTTCTTTGAATTGGAAAATACGAAACGAATATCCAAATTAGGGTTTTGTTCCTTTACTAATTGGTGTTTCTTACGGTCTGCTGCAACAAATCTACCTTTGGTCTCAACTCTAATACCATTGGGTAGTTTGAAATCTGGATGATAGTTATGTTCGGATGCCGGTATGATGTACGCAACCTTTTCAGTCTCATATTCTACGGGTATACCTCTACTTTCTATTTGAGATGATATGGATTCCTCTAAACCAGACTTAAATCCATACTTTTTAGCAACCCATTTTGGATTGTTCTTTTTTGTAACTTTTTTAGCCATTAAAATTATTTAGTTCTATCTTTTTTACCGTATGGTGTTGTGTCTGTATATCCATTTTTTAAATACGAACTACCACCACCGATTTGTCCACCCGCGATACCATATCTACTTTTAGCTGGTGTAATTGATTCAAAAGCTGCAATAGCTTTATCATCTGCACCCTTTGTTCCAGAAAAATCAACACCTACTGAATATTTTGTTTTATCTTTTGCTTTATTTGCGTCTACTAAATCTGCTGCGGGTTTACCTTCTTGCCAATCACCCGACTTTTGGTCTTTGTATAATTCTAAAATAGTTTTAGCCATATTATTTGTTTTTGTATATAAATATAAGATTATGTATCAAATCGTACAATAAAATTCACAGGAATATCTGGTTCGGATTTAATTGGTTGAGGGAGTTTTGCAATTGCAACTAAATCACAATTATCATCATATAAACCAATTGTTGTGATAAATGGTACCAAGAATGAACCCGTACTATCTACTGAACTACTTAAATCATAATGTTCAAATCCAGCCTTAATATTTCCTACCGAACCACTAAATCTATAATCCAATGTATCACCATTTTCTAATATCGTTTTCTTTTTGATATAACTTACTCCAGGATTTGTAATAATACTCATAGTTTTACCATCGGAAGTTATGTATCTTTGTGTTTCCCTACCAACATTAATAATTGCCGATGGATTTTGTGATACATTAAATTCATCTTCATTTGCAATCAATAAATACTCATGTTCATATATTGTTTGTGTAGATTTATAATCCAATTTCCATTGGTTTTGTAATCTTAATGCAGAATCTCTTGTCAATACTATCAATCCTTGATTATAAAATACATTACCAATTTTTATACCCTGAGCCTCTTCTGGTAAAAATGGTATATCATCTGCAATGGCTATACCCGAATTGATATCCAAACTAACTAAATGTATGGTGGATTGTGAAACTCCATTATATATCAAATCCAATGTTCCAGATTCTATATCAAACGCACCAACGTATGTATCTAATGATGCAGAATACACATTTCCGGAAATATCTTCAAAATTAATTAAAGTACTTTCAACATCTATTCTAGAAATTATTATTTGGTCTCTATTATCTTGTATATTACCAAACGAATCATCAAAATAAGAAACTTCATTTTCTGCATTGAAATTATCTTTTAAAATAACAGAACCCTTTTTAATTCCTTCGCCAACGTAAACATTTGGAATTGATATTACTTTTGCAGTACCACTTAAAAACCTTTCCTTAGACAAAAGTGCATTTGTGTATAATTTTGTTTTATATCCCGTTCTAGTAAATGGGTTATCACCTAAATCATTATAGAATTGAGCTCTAAGTTGACCAAAAACCGAATGTTTATTGTAAGATGAACCACTTAAACTACCAGTAATAATAATATTTGATACCGTAGAAGTATAATTACCTTCTTCCGCTTCTAATAATGAAATATCAGCTGAATTGTCATCAAAACTCCACTCTTTATAAGCCTTAAATGGCCTTATACTAATATCCGATTTTGGTATTCTTTTTAACATATCTACTATAAATATCTTAAAACTAAAAACCCACCAAATTAAGGTGGGCTATAGTTTTTATTTTATTCTCCGATTAGAAGTCTAATTTAACTTTAATTGCAATTTCCTTATCAAATGATTTTTCAATTGGTTTAGAAACTTTAGCTACTGCTAATAATTCATTTGCATCATCATAAAGACCAACACTTGTGATGTATACCTTAGGGTCTCTTTCAAATAATGGTTGAACGAATGCACCAACTGAACCCGTTACGAATGTTGGGTTATTTGAGAAGTTAAATTCTCTATTGTTTGCTCTTACGAAATAATGTGATGTTGAAACATTTTCAGTTCTTCTCATTTGGAAATCTCCACCACCCGCCATTGAATTTAATAATGCAACTGAACCAGAATTTGCACCATTATTTTGGTGGTATATATCTTCTATCGATGAATTAGCTGGTGCTAATTTTATATCAACTTTATTTTTTAACGCAGTTGGGTTTAATAATATAATTCCCATATCAGGATAAAACAAACCATATCCTTGACCAGAACCTGTTTCAAAGTATGATGTGATACTTGAAGTTAATGCAGAACCAATATTTAATGTTCCTTCTACTACATTGTAAACTCTACCTGCAGTTGTTACATTTTCATCAGAACCACCACTATCATCAATAAGTGTCAAAGAACCTACGGAACCTGATAATTCTATTGAAAAATTACCTGGGTCTAATCTTTCTTTGTATCTAGCTCTATTTACATTGATTACATAGAAGTTTTCTAAATTGTGGCCACCTGCGGTTGAACCTGTATAAACACTAAAATATGCATCAGAACTATCCAATAAAACATTCTTAAATTGATTATAAGTTGCTTTTGTTGGTAAAGTTGATGTATCGGTTTGTTGTAGTGTTGGTGCACCATATCCATTAACATCACCATATGCAATTGAGAATTGAACCTCAGCTGCATCAGATGTTGTTGTAAGATTATAAACATCTAAATAATATTTACCACTAACACCGGATTGTTGTGCTGATGCTGTGAAAAATGCATTTAATGAACCAGTATCACCACTCCATATTCCAGAAGTTACGATTTCAGTTCTATTAGTTACTTTGTCAATTGTACCAAATTTTTTGTAGATACCATTTGTAATTGTAGTGATATCTGAACTGATTTGTTCACCAGTTCCTAAAAATTGGTTTACGATTCTAACTAATTCGTTAGTATCTACTGGAGTTCCTGCGGTGTTTGCTGCACCGGCTAAGTAATTTGATATATTACTTGCTAAAAGGGCTCCTCTATTGTCTCTTATTACTGCCATAGTATTTTATTATTGAACGTAAGTTACTGTTATTGGAATTGTTTGTGAACCACCCGTTTCGTTACCATAAACTGTAATTGTAGTTCTGATAGTCGAAGTTAATGATGGGTTTGGAATAAATTTGAAAGTTAATCCTTTAGCGATTGCTGCAGTTGCAGATACATCGTCTCCGATAAATACTGGAACTGAACCAATTTCTGATGTTACACCTTCACCGATAATATCACCTGCATTTTTGTTAGACAATACAATTGTATATCCTAAACTTCTATTTCCTGCAGGAGATGTAGTTGGAGATAATGCAACCTCACCACTTCTTTGATTAACCGATACATTAGGAACACCAAATTCTACAACTGGAATTCTAGTTGTGTTTTTTGGTAAAGTTACCAACTTATACTTCATTACTTGTGTCTCATCTGGATTAGCTTCTAATACAGGCATGTTTTTTATAGCTGCATCATAGTAAGCTGAACCCAATGGGTGAGCTGGTTCGTACAATGTGTAATCAATCTCATCATCTGCCAATGCAAATTGAGTGATGTTTAAACCTTGACCTGCAGCTAATTTCTCTCTACCTTTTTTGGTAAGAATTGCGTCAACAGTTAATTCTGTGTTACTTAAATATCCCATAGTATAATATTATCTTTGTTTATAAATATAATTATTTTAAAATTCCGTTATTCTACTTCCAAAATTGGTTCTGCAGTATTTCTACCTGTTCTATTTACAGTCAATGTATTTGGATTAGATACAAATGTTTCAACAGGAGAAGTACCATCCAATGTAGTTGCTGCGGTATTTTTTGAACCTTTAAAGAAACTATTTTGTAATCCTCTAGTCAAATCCGTTGTGTTTCTATAATGTGTTGGTAAATATCCATTTACAGGTTTAACTGCAATGATATTACCTTGTATTGTAGGAATCGTAGAACCACTAAATGGTTGTATATTCAATTTAGTTTCGGTATAAGTTTGAATATCCGAAATATATCCACCTCTAGGGTCACCCAATCCACTTGTAGATGCCGTTACTGCAAATTTGGTAACCATTCTTTCTTTTTCTTCGGTAATTAATTGAACCCTAATTCTTTCCGTTACTCTCCTATTATCTTTGTCAAAATAAGTTCTAATTGCATTACCATTTTGTGCATAAATACCAAATCCAATCATTTCGTATGCAGTCTGACCATACGTTTCAATACCTAAATCTATTTCCGTTGTAATTGTCGGTTCATCTAATCCCGCATCTATTGTTACATCTTGTTGATATGATTCGGCATTTGTAATAGTAGTATCATTATTGTCAATCAAACTATCGTATTGATATGAGTCTACAATTAAATTTTCTGAAAGATTTGCATCAATTATACTTTCATATTGATTATTTTCTCCAATTAAGTTTTCAGACAAATCTGAATTTACTAATGCATCATATTGATTATTTTCAGAAGTCATTATAGTGGTGTCCTCATAATGTATTATTGCTTCTTTTTGATAATCTTCACCTATTGGTCTTTTTCTTGCAATCTTACTTCTTTCTAAAATGTGTGGTTCAATCAATAAACCAGTAGTTGCTTTAACTCTTGCAGGTAACATTTTCTTAATATCCTCAAACATAGATTTCTCATATAGTTTGATTAAGTTAATGTATGCATATATGTCTCTATTATCAAATCTTTGAAAATAGTAATTTCTTAAAGAATCTAATCTATTATAATTTGATTTATATTCATCCGCTGGGTCACCAATGTAGTTATCTAAATTCAATCCACCCAATGATTTAGCAATATCAATATTCAATTCTTTTGTAGGAGAGAAGAATAAACCAACTCTATTAGAATCCGTAGGAGATTGGTCAAATGCCTTTTTAGTTGCTCTACTTTTTGATGATAAATCGGATACTAATTCTTGTGACTCAAATCTAACTTTATTTGTAGAATACCTCGTAGAACCAGCATCTGGAATTTCTAATACGACAGTTCTATCTATTACTTCAAATTGATACGGATATGTTGTAATCGGTGAGAATCCAAAAGCTGATGATGACAACAATGGTTCTATATTCATTGAATACAATGAAGCAGTTGTTCCATTTTCATAGTCATTTCTAGTTAAACCACTTTCAAAATATATGTTTGTATCCACATTTGGTAAAATTGTATATGTTGCCAAATTTTTAGGATATTCAAAATCCAATCTAAAATACAAATCATCAGTAGATGCGGATGTGTGGTTTCCGTTAATCATTTCAGGAAAAGAAACGTGTTCAAAGAATCTTTCCTTATCCAATGGTGTAGACCACAGACGGAATTCATCTATACTTCCCACAAAATTATTACCCAATTCTATAAGAGTTCCATTTTCCCAATCGGATAATGTATTACTAATACTGGTTGAAATTGATTCCTGAAATATAGTCCTTTCCTTATCGGATTGTCTTAGGTTTAATTCAAAACTACTACTATAAGTGCCCAATGTTCTACTAATCTCAATACCAAAAAATTTATCATTAAATATTGGTAATAATGATGAAGATATTGTATTCATAGAATCATTGGAACCAGAATATGTAAATTTAACTTTACCATATTTACTACCCACACTTCCACTTATCCACAAAACCATACTATTATCACCATCGATAATATTATATTTACCGGCCGTAGTTGGTTTTGCAAAAAACTCAATTGTATCGGGTTTTCTATTTTTTTCAGTATTTTTCCAATCCATTGAAATAGAAGCACCACTATTAAATTTAAGAGCAGTAGTTATATTGTCAAATTCAAACTTACTTTTATTTGTAGTTGTTACCTCCGGGCCACCAAATTCTAAAATTGAAAGATTTGACGATGGAATACCATAACATGCCATTATTGCATAAACACCTCTCCTAGTTCCTTTGTGTTTTAATAAGTAAGGTAAGTTATTTACAATTCTCTTCCAAATTTCATATGTTCGTTTTTTTGCAGGATTTGTTGCAATTAAATTACCATTTTTATCATAAGATTTATATTGTTGATTACCATCCGAATCCATTCCAAACACATAATTCCAAAGTTGTGAATCTGCAGATAGGTTTTTAGCATCCCAATTAAATGATTTTAAAACATCAAATAACAATTTATCAGATATTCCGTTTGTTGATTTATAACCTAATCTTCTACTTTTTTCAATTGATTTTGTGTAATAATAGATGTTATCAAAATGTTGGCCTATCATTGAGAAAAATAATAGTAAACTTTGGTTTTCTGTATTATTTACAATATATTGTGGTATATTATTTAATACATAATTTGGATTATTAATATCATACGCTTCCGCTAAATTTATTATATTCACATACCAATTATCTTTTACAATGGCATTGGTTGAAAGTAATCTAATTGAACCATTATACGGCCAAGTGATTGATTCATCATTAGATGTTGTAAATTCCGATGGAGTATATAAAAATTTCTCAAATCCGTCAAACCCATTTACTATTTGATTTTTCTTTAAAGTTTGTCTTTCAATTTCTTGTGTTGATTGTAATGTTCCAGACCAAGATGCAATTTGTGCATTTTGAATTGCAGTTTCATATACTTCTATCAATTGAACTTTGTATACAAAATTTTCTACTCTTTCTTTCGCAGAACTAAAGTGTATAAAGTTATCCCACTCATAATCAGCCGAACCACTTGTATAATATTCTATATTTAAATCATCTGTATTAACCAACGAAGAACTTAAATATTCTCTTATTAAATTAGACGATGATGATACCGGTGCATTTAGTATTAAGTCATCCAATGATTCATATCCCGTAGATTTCCCTACAACAAAATCAACATCTACATTAAAATTAGGGCCTTTGATTGGTGGACAATTTATTTCATCTTGTTGAGATAAAACTACCGTTTCAATTAGTGGATTTGTTAATAATTTAGTAATCCAAAGAGTTGAATTTTCTGTGATGTCTGCAGGAAGTGGTGAATATAATTTTAATATCAAAGATTCAACTTCTTTGGTAACCACCGTATTTCCTAATTCATCGGTTTTTTTGTCCGATAGAGTAAAATTATCTTCTTCCCATGATGAAACTATTATTTGTTCATCATTACCAAAATTTGCAAGATGTGTTAGATATTTACTATCCTTTTCCGGTTCTGTGAATTTGATATTTTCAACAAATGCATCAAATAAAGTCTTTTTGAGTATATCTTCATCTAATCTTATACTTGATAATAATAATGATGTTTTTATTTCATATTCATTACCAACTAATTCAACTACACCACTTCTATTATATGGTTTTACGATAAAGGTTACATTATCACTACCAGCCCATGTTGGAAATTTAGTAGTTAAATCTTTTAAATTTATTTTAACTTTACCATTTGCAGGTAATGACTTAAATAATTTAATTTTACTTTTGTCCTTTGCAATCAAATCAATATCAACCGATGAAGCTGCAAACGAATTCCATTCTACATCATATTCCAAATTAAAATCTGAAAATGAAGGAACATCTATACTATTAGGAAATATAATTTGAGTAATTGATGGAAAATCATTTACACTATTAAAATTAACAATGATATCCGTTTTATTTCCTGTACCATATGCATCACTATATGGAACTACTATTAACTTTTTACTACCATATACCCCTGCAAAATCTTTTTTAAATGATAAGTCAATAAATCCCTTAGTTGCGGGAACTCTTATTTTACTATTCGTATTTAAATAAAAATCAACAAAATCGGCATTAGATGAGTTAAATGGTATATTAACTATTGTATCTAAATCCGAATCTTTTACATTATAATCATATTTTGTACTTGTAATAGATACGATTGGTTGTTCGGATAATATTCTCTTTTCCATTACAACCGATACCGCAAATCCACCTGTTAATAATTCGGCAGCTGGTATTGATATGAATTTGTCACCAACTGTCCACTTTGAAACATCTTTTGAATTTTTCTCTGCAACTTGTCTGTTTGCATAAAATATTTTTAAAATTTTATAATTACTCGGAAGTGTTCCTTCTACATAAATTCTTAAAGTTGAATTTGTAAGATTTGATTTTAATGTATTTTTACCATCCGTATTATAATCTGCCAAACTTATGGTATCAGTAGATATTATAGTATCACCAGAAATTATCTCGTATTTTAATTTTAATAAATCACCAACTTCATTTTGTAAATTTGATGCAAATACAATCTCATAATTAACTAAATAATCTGCAGTCAATGGTTCATCGGCCGTACCTTCAACCGGTGGAAGTGGGACAAATCCAACCTCACCACCGGTGTTTATACCACCATATTCTAATCCTATATCTTCTGTACTTTCTACCATTTATTGTTTTTTTATAAATATTTTATTATCTAATATTTTCCACTCTACCCAATCCACCATCCGTTCTTTCTCTACCATCATCCGGGCCACCTCCACCAGTATAACCTCCTCCGCCACCGCCGGTTCCACCGCCACCAGTTCCACCACCACCTTCATCCGGTGGAGGAGGTGGGGGTGTATATCCACAATTTGAAGAATTTGATGCAATCAATGATTCATATGAACCACCACTACCATCTGCATATTTTCCATATTGGTCATATCCTTTACATAATGTTGAAAGCAATGTCCCCTTTGCAGGATAAATTATTCCCAAATTAGAATCATCAAACACTGTAACTGAACCCGTTGGTGAATAAACATTTATTTTGGTTTCTGTGAATGTTGAAAATGATTCTAAATTATTTTGTATTTGTTTTTGTAATTCTGTGATTGCAAACTCTTTTGGTAATTGTATCGTTTCAACACTTCTTCTTTTCAATACTTTAGAATTATTGTCAATACAATTATTTAAAATTTTTTGGATTTCGGTCAACATCATATTATAATCATAAACTTCAAAATCGTCAAATCTGGTTTCAGATTGTTTTCCAAAATTAGATTCACCAACATTATAATATTTGTTAGTTAAATAGTATTGTACGGATAATTTAAAATCTTCAAATATCTTTGTTCTAAAAGTATCAAATTTAGTTAGGCCAAAGTCTTTTCTTAAAATTGCAAAAAAATCTTTACCAAATTTAGTTTCTAAGTATGAATCTATTTTAGTTAAAAAAGAATTTTCATATGCATTTAAAGAATCCAATATAGAAGCTTTATAATATAAAAAATCTTTACTTAAACTTTTAAGATTTTTAAATTGTGTATTAGTAATTTTATTTATATTAGAATCTTTCGTTTTTAAAGGTAAAATTCTAATCTCTTCTCTAGATGGTGAAACTTCTTGTATCCAAACTCTAGTCAACTCATTTTCACTACCAACTTTTTGTTTTACAAAGTTTATATTAACTTTGAGAATTCCATTTGTAAATCCTAAATCATTTAATAATTTTTCAATATTAATTGCAAGTTCTTTTTGGCCTTGTTTGTTTGTAATATTATAAAGATAACTTTGAATGTCACCCTTTTTAATATATGCAACATTGTTTCCTGACTTATGTGGTAATAAATTATTGTTAATATCATAAACCGATACTTCCATAACATCATATCTACTATTACCGAAATCTGATTTTTCTATTTCATTTTTGGATAATATAAATAAGTCCTTATCATCAATAAACTTTCCTTCGTTTGTTGAGTTATTATTGATTGAATCAATATTTGTATATTTTGTAATACTCATAATCTATTAGTATGATTTAGGATGTGCAATCTTTAATTCGGTTTTAAATGACTTAGTTTCGGATGTACCATCTGCTCTCTGTACTGTTATACTAAGTGATGCATTATAGAAAACAGTATTGTCTCTTTTACCATAACTTGTACCCTGTGGAGTAGCTACAAAATCAATCTCCTCAGTTGACCCAGCAGTTATTTTAAAATCAGTTTTAGGAATTCTAAACCATTTCTGATTTCTATCCCACGTTGCATTTATTTTAATAGTTACCGGTTCTAAATCATTATTGGTTATCTTCAAATTCTTACCATTAATCCATTCTTTTGCATCATCTCTTGCATTCTTAATTTTATAAGACATTACCGGGTCAGTCGCTGACCCTTTTGGTGAGAAGTTTGCAGTTACTATTTTATTGATAATAGTACCACCTTGACTTTGTGCAACCGTCTCTAAATCTTTTTGTTGTCTTACAGCACCCAATTGAGATTGTAAACCCTCTATGATTGCATTTAAGGAATCTATTTGTTTAATTAATGCTTCAATTTGTGCTTTAAATCCGGTCTTTTGTGATTGTAACGATGCTCTCAAAATACTCTCATCAACTGACTTTTGTAGTGATGTAGAAATTTGACTAGCAAAATCTTCAATCGTTGCGTTTAAAGTTTCAATTTGATTAACTAATAAATCATTAGTTTGTTCAATACTTAATCTATTATTTATTTCAGTTTGAACTTGTGATTCCAATGTAGATATTCTGGAATTAAGAACTACTATATCTCCATTTAATTTTGTAACTACCTTTCTTAAATCTTCGTTTTCTGCAACTTTTTCGTTATATACGGGTCTTGGTACTAAATCTAAATTTGTATTTGGTATGTTCGGTAGTAATTCTTTAACTTCAACATCAACGGCCTTTATTAATTCCTCATCATCGTATTTATCTTTTGTTAAACCTTTGAACACTAATGATGATGCTATGTTCGTATTGTCTACAACATTAACACCATATTCGTTTCTATTAATTGCAGCCGAACCCGATACACTTAAAATTGACTCTATTTGTTTATCTTTTTCTTCTTGTAATTTTATTGATATTGCCTCTAAATTCGTCATTTATTAAACTATTTCAAATATTAATTTTTCATCTATAATAGTAGATATACCACCTTCTACTATTTCCAATTTTAATAAATAAGTTCTATTGATTGGTAATGTATTTAAATCCATTATAAAATAATTTGAAATAGAATCACAACTTAATTTAGTGAATTGACCAAATGGGAAAATTATTTCGCCGGTTTTATAATCTTCCAATTGATAATAAGTGGTACGTGGTAAATATTTAGTTTGGTCATATGCAAATATTGTTCCAAACGATTTTAAAGGAAACATATCTCTACCTTTAACTCTTACTTTAATTTTTTGATTTTGTGGATATTCTTTTTTCAAATTAGAAACAATAACTTTATAATCACCATCAGAAACCGAACCTGTAACAGGAGATAATCCTGTTGTTACGAATGATTGGTCATCCCAAACTAATTCTAATTTTGGTTCATATATTGTATCCGTTTCTTTTGAAAAGAATTTTAATAAACCATAATCCAAATCATCATTTTCATTTTCTAAACCATGATGAATAATCATACCATTATTTGGTAATGAACCACTAATCCATAAATTAATCATACTGGTCACATCCATTCTAATATCATCT